CAGGGCAAGATGCTACCGGACGAGTTGCTGCAATAATTAACCAGTTGAAGGCACCTACTGAAGCTGGTGTATCATCCATTACTCAGACAGGAACACCTGTAGATTACCCACCTCGTATTCCTGTTGATGAAAGTCAACTTATAGCTTACGATGCCAATAACATGCCAGCTAAAACATCTGGTGATAGGATTCTTGAAGGACTCTTCAATATCCATGTAACTGAAGAAGGAGCACAATAATATGAGTTCAATGTTAGAACTGCATGAAAATATGCTACATGACGCTGAAAATTCCAAAGAAGCTGAAGCAGAAAAGCAAGAATTGCTAGAATTCTTCTACAAGTATGCCGAACAAGCTGAGATATTACTTAGTAATGACTCAGAGGATTATACCGAAGACGATGTAATTAAGTTAGCTTCATATCTTATTGATCAAGATATTGATGGCAATGAACAGGTTGATAAAGTAGCTGAGCTTGATGAGTCAGGCCGAATTATGGCCAGAGCTTTTGTTGACGAACTAAGTAAAAACACTGACGTCCAGGAGTAACTTAATATGAGCCAAGATTTAATATTAGAGAAATATGCGGAATCTGCAGCATATCTGCTCCAAGAGGCCTACCCTAGTGGGTGGACTAACGAAGAAGCAGTTAAGCTAGCTCAAGAGTTAATAGAATTAGATTTAGAAAAGTCTGCTGAGTTCGACAAGCTTGCCCAATGGGATGAAGAAGGTCGAATTGTAGCAAGAGCTTTTTATAATGAAATCGACAAACAGGCTGCTGGAGTTCGGAATGCAGTGTTTGGGTGGATTAAAGGTAAAGGGGCAGCGTTAGCAGCAGCCGGTAGAAACAGAATTCCTAAAGGGGCACTCCCTGGAACAGAAGCTACCACTATAGGTAAGGCTATGCAAGGAGTTGGTGGTTTTATTGAGCAAAGTCCTAAGATGACAGCAGCTCTAGGCGCTGCAGCAGTTACAGCTGTTCCACTCTCATACGCAGCCGGAAAAGCCATGAGTCCTAGAAGACGGTACTAAAGGAGGAAGAATGAGCATTAGCTTGGATGCATTATTAGGCATCACAAATAAAGAGCAAACTTCCCCCGAATCTAATTTTGATTCAGAAGCACAGAAATTAGCAGAAGCTATTGATGAGTTTCAAAACTACCTAGGTAGAGTAGAAACATTAGCAAAAATAGCTTGTTTTCAGAACGAGATCAAATCCGCTAACTTTTCCTCAGAAGACGAGGAAAAGTTGGCGATGATCGGATCAGAGCTAAAATTACCAATTACAGCTGATGATCCAGAGATCTTAAAGAAGTTTGCTAGTTTTTTAAAGGAGTTTGCAGACTCAAACAGACTAAAAGAAAGAGAGAAAAAAGCAGAGCAGATTACTGACCGTATGGTGGAAAGTGGCTTAATATCTGCAGAAGAGGTCATACCGAAACTATCCGAACTGAAAAAAGAGACGATAGAGGACTTGACAATATTAGATAAAGCATTAGACTTACACAAACAAAATGAATTCTTATCTATGGGCGAACTGTCAGAAACACCCGGTCACGGGGCACTGACGCCTAAGGATAGGTTCGTAAGTGATTTGCAAAATTAATTTTAGAGGAAATAAAAAATGCTAGAACTACTTACTGATATAGAAACAGTACAACGCATTGATTATACTTTCCCTTCTAATGCCGCATCAGGCTTCCAGGGTTGTTACGTCGTACCGACATCAACCGTAGGAAGTGTGGCTTTGACCCAGGGGAGTGTTGGAAATGCATTACCTATATGGACCGAAGGCGGAAATAGGACCACAGAAACTGCTGGCAGCTGGAGCCCAGATGTAAGTGAAACTAGTAAGATTACCGTTATTAACGGAGCTTATCGCGCTAGAACTAACAAATATACTGAAGAGGCTGGCGCAGGTGGAACCTTATCGTTAGGAGACCCTTTGAAGACTTGGAGCGGTGGTGAGTTAGCGAAAGCTACGTTAGGCACCGATTATATCGTTGGATACGTCCAGCGGTTAGGATATTCCTATACCTTCGGTACAGGACAGACAGCAACAGTAATTGATTTCATTACTAATTAAAAGAGGTAGCAAATAATGGATTATAGTGCAAGCATTATGAACGAATTATTCCTTGAGAAAATTGGTTCTGACAACACGAAATTAGCTGAAGCAGCGTCGAATTATATTAGAACTAGACTACGTGAAGAGTCCTTTAGTCGCAAGATTATGAGACCCGAATACGTAACTAAGACTGATTGTCAACGTTCAGTTAACCACGATCAATTAGTGAAGATAGTCGATATCGAACCTAATTCAAAGGCAATGTCCCTTAACTTTAGAGGGCGCCCAGATGCCAAATACATCATGGGTGAAAGATATGAGATACCGTTCTACAAAGTTTCTACAGAGGAATATCAAAAGCAAGAGGAAGAATTGCTTGCTTATGAGATGCCGATATTAGACTTAATAGAAAGAAATGCGGTCCTGGACATCCAGGCCATTGAAGATGAAACATTCATCCGCACCGTCAATACAGCATTAAACGATTCATCGAAGTCAGAAGAATATAGTGGCACAGGCAACTATCATTCGACTATCCTAGATAAATATGCGTTTATTCAGTTGTTTAACTTGCTAGCTAACGCTGGTGGGACGTTTGCGGCACCAACGTCAACGAGTACATATGCTCATGATTTTGATTCAAAACGTTACAAAACTGATTGTATCCTGATGAATGAATATGACTATAACCTAATGTTAGATTGGAATGCTACTGAAGTCGGAGACGGCTTTGCTACTCAAATCATAATTGATGGTTATAAATATGCAACTTTAATGGGTAAAAAAATAATCGTTACCAACAAAGGTGAATTAGTACCTCGTGGTTACTTGTATGGATTTGCAGCCAAAGAATACTTTGGGCATGCGTACATACTAAATGATACTAAGTTCTTCATTGAGAAGAGAAAAGACATCATAACCTGGAGTGCTTACGAATCCATCGGAATTGGCTTCGGTAACGCTGCCGCAATGGCAAGAGTATACGCCAAGGCGTAAACTGCTTAATTTGCAC